GTGTTACTTCTGCTCCAAAAAAGCGACCACCTTTGCGTAAATTGCAAGATTCACACAATACGCGAAGATTGGAATCATTATCGCCTTCAGCTCCAATCAATCGCTTAGGAATGATGTGATCGATGTGAAGTCTGCCTTCAGTCTGCCCGCACATCTGGCACATGTGACCATCGCGTTGGAGTATGCGTTCTCGTATCCTTCGCCAGCCTTTACCGCTGCCGTTCTTCCAAGCTTTAGACATCAATGCCATCCGTTCTTCTTGAAGAATGCTAGAGCATTGCAATGAGATCCATAGCGTGTGCGTTGATAGCGAATGCTCCAGTCAATCTGACGGTATCCATCTAAGTCACGATACTTAGTGTTCTTCATCTGACCAAGGCCGAAATGACTACCTGATTTTGCATCAATTCTCCATGAAGATTCAGCTGTTATCAGCTTGTTAAAGCATTGAAATTGCTTATAGTTAATAATCCGAGAATGTGCATAGAGCTTTAAATTATCTATCTCTGTCATTGCTTCCGCTGGTGTTGTGCCCACAACACATAGCACACCCAATAGCACCAGACTTCGCCTGCGAGCTATCCGCATCAGCGGCTCGCCAGCGAGTATGGAGCGTATCCATGAAGTCAAATACCGGTCAAGTCTGAGCGTCATCTTGGGCGTTGCGCACATCCTGTGGATACTGCCTGTGGATAACTTATTCATAATGATAAACCCGCAACCTTTGCATCATCGACGACTTTGATGCCCATTGCTCCACATCCCAGACACGTACTGAACCATTCATGAAGCGTTAGTTCTGATGTCTTTCGAATGCCATGACGTTGCTTTGCTTTGCCGTAGAGCTTTGCGCAGATTGAGCAATCAAATTCAAGTATTGGCATGGATGGATTTCCTTAATGTCTCAATAGGTTGCAGATTGATTTGACTGACCCAGTACCCACCTTGAGCAGATTGGAACCTTGGACGCTTTGCAACGCCCACCGGAATCCAGCCCATGACGTAATACGTTGGTGATTCGCCTACGACTAAGACAGCGATGTCAGTATCACGATCATCTTCGCTAATGATTAAGTGGCCGCGTTTGTGTGGCGTTTGTTTGACTTCAATCGCAATGCCGTTCCAATAGACATCGGGTTCATTCTTGAATGTATTGACTGTCGGCTCGAAGTCATTGACACCAAAGTATTTGGCCACTGCCATCTCAGCTCCAACAGCTTCACTATGGATTACAACAGCATTGTGGAAGTTGCCTTTATTGCCTACGAATTTGGGATTTGATCCATAACGTGATTCTCTGGCAAGTCCGGCAGTATGTGCCACAACTTCATCTTCACGCGATAGACGCACCATAATCATCTGCAATCCCAACAGAACCAAATTATTTTTTCGTTACCAAATCCCTTTTGATAGCCAAAGTCGTCAAACTTAACAAGCCTTGAGCATTTGTCACATTGCTCAACTTTGTAGGTTGCAATGATTTCGCCATCTTCCATGAGTGTGCAGCTCATAGTCCTTGGATTTATTATCTCTATTGGCCCGCTCATACTTGTGGCTTCCATTTGCCATCGCTGCTCATAACAAGCCAATTCGGATCACACTGTTCTGGCCTTTTTTCAATGCAGCTGTAATTAGCCCAAGGCTTGCCAGTCTTTGCAGTGCCTTCTCTAAAGACGCGCTTGCCATGCTTACAATCTTGCAATGAATCCGGTGTGCCAGCTGCATCAGCTTCTTCTCGAGTCTTAAACGATGGCACTTCACCAAATTTGGTCGTCCAATAGTCATAGTCTAGGTCAGTCTTTGCAACCTTGGCCGGTAGAGCTTCAATTTGCTCCATAGTCTCGCGGGTTGTGCGCTCTGCACCGCCCATGACAAGCTGCATGACTCTAAGAATTGCAGATGTGCAAGTGTCCTCAACGAACCAGCGTTTCATGTTTTGGACGTATGCGCCTTGATAACCATAGGCATGGTCAATGCCGGCTGGGTGTGTGTCATCTGACTGGCGAAATGCTTTGGCCTCAACTAGTACAAATCCCTTTTCAGCATCAAATTGCACAATGCGTGTCTCAATGCGTCCGGCTGGATAAGTCGCTAACCATCGATCCGTGCGAGCGCGTGCGGCCTCGTAGCCGTCTAGGAACCCCATTAGCGCACTGCCTTAGATGATGCGTGACGGCCGACGGCTTTGCCGCGCTGATAGCCGTCTTTGTGGCCTTCTTTGTATCCGACTGCATAGCTGCAAATTGCCCACAAAATGCACGCTATTGCCATCAAGACAAATAGCCCGATTTCACTTGTTGTCATTTTCTTGCTCCCGATTCTGAGAGCTGCGAACCAGCTCCCGAATTACAGAGTGACACGCATAGCCGACAAATTCAAGAATGACGCCTAAGAATCGGCGTGTCGGTTATTTTTTGAGAGCCATTTCAAGAATCAATGTGTCAAGCCTTTGTTCAATTCGGCTGACCTGATCCTTGAGACTGTTGCCGCCATTCGGTTGCAGCTCCCGCATGATCGACTTCACCATGAATCGCATTGACGAATAGATGGCAGTCAGCACCGCAAGAACAAGCCCACCGACCGCCGTCCATTCGCCTACGCTCATTTCTTGTTACCAAATGCCACGTCGTTTGGATTAGCCCAGCGAGCAAGCACTGGAACAAGTCCAGCCACTAACCCCATTGCTAAATCCTTTGGATTCTGATTGCCAGTCATCCAGACCGCCAGCGCACCGGCGATAGAGCTTCTTGCCCATGATGCCAGCATTGCTTTTGCTTGATCCATTAGTTGTCTCCTTTGTTCAAGCTCCCGATGAGTGCCGCGACTTTCGCTTCACTCAATTCGATTTCGAAGTGCATCTCATCTTTTCGGTTTCGATAATCTCCACCCCATTTGAGGCCGTACTTCTTAGCCAAAGCTCTAATCATTGGAACTTTCTCAGCTGGGAACGTGCCAGATTTGCCCAGCGGATGTTGCGTAGCGTTTAGATCAATCGCAGTGCCGGAGCTGTGATTGCTTAAGTTGTCAGTTGAGCCGCGTACCATGCGGAACGCATAACCCCAATCATCAAGCTGACCTTCATCAATGGGTTCAATTAGCTCATGGAATTCTTTGCAGAATCCAGCAATCAATGGCGCGACGGCTTTTGCACATCGCACCTTGACCTTTGTTCCCTCGATTGGAACGCTGATGATATGGATTTCAGCTGCATCTTTAGATGCTGGCCATCCGTTATGGCTTTGAATCATCAGCAAGATTCTTAGTCAAGTGTTCCATTATGAAAGCAGTAACTTTGCTTCATCGGGAGTAATGCCTAATTTAGCAAATAACGCTGTTTTGTCGGTTGCTGCTTTGGCTTCTGCTGCTATTTCGTCTGCTTCAACTTGTTGTAGAGCAGCATCAATTTCTGTCTGAGTAGGTGCATCGCCTTCTAAGACATCCCATTTTATTGTGGAATAATCATTGTTTTGATATGAAAACTCAGAATTTGGCTTTAATAATCTTATTGCTTTTGTTAAATCGCTCATCATACACCTATTTCTAAAAGAGTAATTGTGCTTGGTGTGCTTGTATATTGGAATGTAATTGTAGAGCTGCCAGCTGTATCTTCGACACGGCCTTGGATTTTGTATGTGGTTGCAGATGTAGTTGCTGGCGAATCAAGGTAGTTGATTGCACCCGACATTCCGAGTGAAATTTGAGTACCACTGGCTCGACAATCTGGGAATATCCAGTTGTATCCACCATTGTTGTAATCTGCAATGGTTGTTGCACCACGAAGCAAAATCAGTCCGCCTGCTGCTTTAACATCGTTGCGCAATACGCGAGAATTCACAGAGCAAATTACAAGAATTCTCGAAGTTGCTAATGTTGGGGTGATTGTTGCTGTTATTGTTGTATCCGTTAATGTTGTGGATGAAATAACTGTTGATGTGGTTGTGGTTGCTGAGACTACTTGCAAAACTTTTCCACCGCCGCCAGCAGCAGCCCATTTAATTCCGGTACTTTGTGTTGAGTCAGCAGTCAAAACGTGTCCATTTGTGCCGACACCCAGACGCGCTGGTGTTGAAGCAGCCGTTGCAGCATAAATATCGCCCTTAGTCGTAAGAGTCGCTTTTGTTGTAGCACCAGCTGCAAGATCATAAGCTGATTTTACTGCTGTTGGTGTAGCTGCAAGAATTGATGATGTCGTTGATGTTGAATCTGAAAGCTGCACTGCTCCTTTTTGAGTAGTCAATGCATCTTGGATTCCCACTGTAATCGCACCTGATGTGCCACCGCCTGTTAAAGGGGTTGTGGCTGTAACGCCAGTGATGTCACCTTGATCATTAGCAATCCACACAAAATCCATGTCGGTCGCTGAATTTTTCGCAAGTATCTGGCCTGTTGTGCCACCAAGCAAGTCGGCCATTGATGTGGCAACAGCTTGACCAAAAACTGCAAAATCTGCCGGCAAGTCAGTAACCAGATCAGTGGCCGTCGGCATTTGCCAGCTGAATGGTGTTGTCGGATTGCTCATATTTTCTCCTTATGCCACGATTAGGGCGTTTTCCCAGTC